AGGGCGCGGCTGGTAAGAGAGCCTTATAGGCGCATTTGAAAAACCTCCGGCTATGCCGGAGGATATTTATTTGTTTTTCTTTACTTTCATTTTCTGTCGGCGGTGACGGAGACATACATCAGATGGAAAAAATCACAACAGGTGTGTCATACACCACGTCAGCAGTGGGGACGGGATACTGGTTACTGCAGCTGCTGGACAAAGTCTCTCCGTCCCAGTGGGTGGCAATCGGTGTGCTGGGGAGTCTGCTGTTTGGCCTGCTGACGTATCTGACTAACCTGTATTTCAAAATCAGAGAGGACCGTCGTAAGGCGGCGCGGGGGGAGTAAAGCGATGAAGAAAAAATACGAACTGGGTGTTAAAGGGATAAATAATTACCCGGATAAGATTACTGTTACTGTTACTGTTACTGTTACTGTTACTGTGGCACTGGAAATTGGTGGGTATCCGTCACTGTTGTTGCCAGATGTGGCGATTAGTCTTGACCGTACTGAAGGAGCCACGCTGGAGTTTTACGAAGCTGAGGCGAAAAAGCAGGCGAAGCAGTTTTTCATGGATGTTGCTGCCGGGTTATGTGAAGGGGATGGTCCGTTGCCGGAAAAGCGCCCCGTAATTTTAGAGGCGCAGGATGTGTTGATAACCTACAGAGGAAAACTACCGGGAATAATTACTGGTTCTCTGAAGACTCCACCGCTGGCCTGAAGACTTAACATATCCAGGGATTTGAAATCGATAAACCCTGATAAATATCCATGAACGCAAAAATCAGATACGGCCTGTCGGCTGCCGTTCTGGCGCTGATTGGTGCAGGGGCGTCTGCGCCTGAAATCCTCGACCAGTTTCTTGACGAAAAAGAAGGTAACCACACCACGGCATACCGTGATGGTGCGGGGATCTGGACCATCTGCCGCGGTACCACCCGAGTGGATGGTAAACCTGTCGTCCCGGGCATGAAGTTGTCGAAGGAAAAATGCGACCAGGTTAACGCCATTGAACGTGATAAGGCGCTGGAGTGGGGGGAGCGCAATATTAAAGTACCGCTGACCGAACCCCAGAAGGCGGGTATCGCGTCATTTTGTCCTTATAACATTGGCCCCGGTAAGTGTTTCCCGTCTACGTTTTACAGACGGATTAATGCAGGTGATCTAAAAGGTGCCTGCGAAGCGTTCGCTGGTGGATTAAGGACGGTGGCAGAGACTGCCGTATCCGCTCAAATAATTGCTACGGTCAGGTATCCCGGCGAGACCAGGAAAGTGCACTGGCGTGCTGGGGAATTGACAGGCAAGTAGAATATTTTGCTGAAAATGACGTTGGTCAACGCGGGTGGGTAACACGAAATCCTGCGAACTGGCAAAAGCTAAGTGAATAAAAGTAAAACCTCGTTTGTTGGCCGCAAACGGGGTTTTGTGTTTCTGACCTTGAGTAAGGCAAAGGAGAACATAGGAAAGTATAAACGAATTCTGTTGAGATTGACTATGAAAGACGGCCTTGAACTGAAAGCGCCTGTAACTGATGACGTCAGCAGAGCGCTGGCTTTTGCTATTAAGTGGGTGGCGGTCGGTATTGCTGTGTCTCCGATGCTGTATGGGCTGGCAAAACTGGTCATTGCGTTGAAATCGTGAAGAGGATTAAGCATGTCAGACAAGCTCATAACGCTGGCGAAGATCCTCTGTGTAATCGTCGGCATTTCATTTTCACTAATATGCTGGTTGCTATTTGCTTTTCCACTGCCTGGCGCGTCTTAACTTTGTCAGGGCTGGTGGGGTGAGGGGGATATGAACCGTGTTCTGTGTGTGGTGATTATTGTCCTGCTGGTAGCCTGTGGTGCGCTTGGTCTGGGGCTGAATCATTACCGCGATAACGCCATTACCTACAAAGCGCAACGCGATAAAAAAGCCAGTGAGCTAAAGCTGGCGAACGTGACAATTACTGATATGCAGGTACGCCAGCGTGATGTCGCTGCACTTGATGCCAGATACTCGAGGGAATTAGCCGATGCGAGAGCTGAAAATGAAACTCTGCGTGCTGATGTTGCCGTTGGTCGTAAGCGCCTGCGCATCAACGCCAACTGTCCAGGCTCCTTGCGTAAAGCCCCCATCACCTCCGGCGTGGATAATGCAACCGGTCCCCGACTGGCAGAAGCCGCTGAACGGGATTATTTCATCCTCAGAGAACGGCTGATGGCAATGCAGAAGCAACTGGAAGGAGCACAGGAATATATCCGTACCCAGTGTATACCGTGATGTTTTGTTATGAAGGTGTTACTGGTAACGTTAAGGTAATTTAACAAAGAGTCAGTTCCGGACTTTATAGTGTGCTCAGTTCATGGCCAAAAACGATTTCTGTGATAAATATTTTGAATATTATTTACAGGTAAATAGAGTGGGGCACATGGATAGAAATATTACAATAGAGTATGAAGTATATGCCCGTATTGTATGGGCAGAGAAGGCAAAAACACGGTAATTCCGTGTGTTGCCATGATACCTGATTGGCAGAATAGTTGTTTGGTTTTGAGTATATAGTCAGCGTTTTTTGTTCAGTAATTGCTCCCTTAAAAAATAATAAAATAAGGTGATTATTTTTTTATTATTTAGTTTTTTTTGTATGTTGTTTTATTGTTTTTGCGTGGTTTGTTTTTTATTGTTATTTCATTAAGGGAAGGTAAATTCAGGATGGCAGTCTGTAGATAATCGGAGGTCACTTATGCTACATGATCACGTGGCAGAATGTCTGGAGAAAAAAGGACTGTACCGGAGAGCAGCTGAACGATGGGCAAAAGTGATGGTACAGCTAAGTGATGACCAGAAAAGAAAAGTGGCGGCACAGAAACGAGCAGAGTGTTTGCGTAAGGCGCGCCGGACTCCGGTTTCACCGGTGAACCTGACCGAAATAAAACAAGCGGTCAACAGACTACATTCTGAGTTGGGAATGGGATTTGAAGAGCGGCGGGTATTCCGACGATATAAAGGGACAGGAGAACAGAATACGTCCGGAAACGCGCGGTCAAAAAAATGCTAAAAAATATCTGAGAGAGTTATTGCCTGTTACCATAAGAAAAAGCGACTTTAGTGGTCGCTTTTTGTGTCATATATAAGATATGGAAGATACAACAAAAGTGTTGAAGATGTTTACTATATCTCAAAGCCATGAAGAGGTGACAAGCGAAGTTCGTTGTTTCAACCAGTATGATGGTGCTAGGAGTGCAGAGAAAATATATAATGATAATGGGGATGTTATTGGCATTAGAATGAATAAAAAAATGGGGAATCTCTTTTGGATATTCCATCATTACCAGCACAAGCCGAGCAGGCTATTTACGATATGTTTGACAGACTGGAGGAAAAAGGAATTCTTTTTGTTGACACAACAGAAAAAATGTTTTATATGATCGTATGAGAAATGAATTCAATCCAATAGGTATATAATCTTATAATGTTTCTGATATTTCATGGAGTGAGCATCAAGTCATGCTATCTTATCATGGAGGAAAGCAAGATCTTATTAGTGTAGTATTAAGTAGAATTTAGTAATTTTATTTAGTGTAGTGGATTTGTTACATGGATGGGGTTTTTGATGAGGGTATATTTAATATGCAAAATATATCCGATAGATGAGTTAGTAAAAAGTAGTATAGCTGGCAATTCTTGGCGGATCACGGAAATAGACAATGCCGCTGAGGACTGGAAAATGGCAATGATCTGCTTTATTATCGAGTTCGGTGACCGCCGGGGTGGTCACTTCTGAGAAAAGACATTTACATAGAATCCTAAACAGGTTCGCAAATTAAGAAAGAGGTTGTATGTTTAGCATAAGATCCCTACTACCTATTAGCGCCAGCGTATCAGTTCCAGCAAAACAATCTCACCCCATCCCAACAACTCTAGCAGGGAGAACAATCGAAAAAGCGCAAGAGAAAGAAGGATTACTTGTTTTTTTAGGAATGAAATCCGTTAATGAATATACTCTTAATATTCTTGGCCAAAATGTTTCAAGAGTCACAACGGGGAAAAAACCGTATGATTTATTATTCCTGAATAATGCTACAAAACAAGATTTTGATAAAAGGAAAATGGAATTCACATATCCTGGAGCAAATAAAAGCCATCTACAATCAAGTAATAGCGATGTTGTTGCTGCTGCGGCTATAAGTATTGCAGCGACAGAGATGAAAACCATCCTGCCAGATGATTTAACACCAGGAAAATACAACAAAATTTATCTATCTGGGCATGGTTCTGCTGGTCTACCTCTTCTTAAATGCGGAGATGAATTTTTATCACCGGCAGATATTGTCGACCGCATTGTTCAACATAATCTTCATGAAATAGATGATATCAGATTAACATCCTGTAACTCAGCCAACATAATAAAAAACAAAGACTTCTCTCCTGATGAAATAGATAAATCCTCAAATATTAATAACGGCTGGTTGGCCAGGACATTATTTGGTCAAAAGAAGTCTTTAGCAGAACACGTCTATGCCGAGTTTGAAAGTCGTGGAATTAACGTTTCTATATCAGGTTACCATGGCACTGGCGTTTTTTATGTACCAGAGCATGGTAAACCAACAACGCATCTACGCTCCACAACTGTTCCTGCAACACCTGAATATACTGTAAGAAGAAGCGACTACAGAGCCACTTTTGGTAGAACTCAACCCATAGATATTGACTAATTTAGTCAGCATATACACTTGATGGTTAGGAAACTGAACCGCCCCGGGAATCCTGGAGACTAAACTTCCTGAGAAAGAGGTAAACAGGATGACTAAAAATACTCGT